CAAATAGTGCAATCGACATTTGTAGTCGCGCTCTGATCTTGATTGGTGCAGAGCCAATTACTTCTTTTGAGGATGATACCTCTGAGGCTTTGATTGCTGGTAATATGTATGAAGATATTGCTAGATCGAACCTAGTATCTACTCGGTGGCGTTTTGCCACAAACCAAGCAGTTCTTAACAGATTAAGCGACGAACCTACTGGTCGTTTTGATTCCGCGTATCAACTGCCCACTGGTCAGTTATTTGTTCACGCGGTTACTGTTAATGACTTCCAGATTGAATACACAATCTATGGCAACAAGATCTTTTGCGATGCATCTCCACAGGATCAATTAGTTGTGGATTACACATATCGATCTGAGGAAAACGACTGGCCTTCTTATTTTTCTGTCTGCGTTGAGTATGCAATGGCTGTTGTGTTTGCTACTGCATTGGCGCGTGACCAATCTCTTTCTGTAATGATGGCTAATCAATATGATCGCTTACTTGCTAAGGCTAGATCAATTGATGGGCAGCAACAAACAACAAGAAAACTTGTTACCTCGAGGTTTATTACGAATAGGCGTAGCTAATGCAGAAAGCTAGAATACCTTTAACAAACTTCCAGTATGGTGAGATTAGTCCGTCTTTGGTTTCAAGGACGGATTCTGCTATATACAACTCGTCTGCTCAGAGTGTTAAGAATTTCTTTATCCGCAGTGAGGGCGGGGTATCTAAGCGTGGCGGGTTCCAAGCAATTCATAAGTTTTCAGGGCTTTCTGAAGATACAAACATTCGTCAACAGATCCGCATAATACCATTTATCTTTTCTGATGATGAGCAATACATCATAGCGTTATCACATCAGGCGTGTGAGATATTCTTCATTAGTCCGATTGATGGCACCCTGACATTGGTGACAACCCTGACAACCGATGTAAATGGTGATGCGCTTCCTTGGGATGAAGCATACATCCATGAGATTACATACGCTCAAGGCGGTGACATTATGTTCTTGGCGCACAATACATTTATGTGCCAGCAACTTATTCGTACTGGCCTAAATAGCTTTCAGGTTGAGGAGTTTGACTTTCAGTTGCAAGCTGGTGGTGGTCGAATTTATCAGCCTTACTATTCATTCCAAAGCGCTGGTGTAACGCTGGATCCATCGGCAACTACTGGTACTGGCATTACAGTTACTACAAGCGCAAACTACTTTGATACAACAGGTACTCAAACTGGTGGTAACTACTTAGACTCTAAGCACGTTGGAACGACATTGTTATTTCATGAGGCTGAGATCTACATTACATCAGTTCAATCTGCGACTCAGGCAACAGGTAATGTTGTTGATGAATTGTATGTAGAGCTAGATGCCAATGCTATTCGCACTGTTGATAGCTCTAGTGATATTGAGTTTACTCATGTGCATCACGGTATGGCTGTTGGCGACAGCATTACAATTCGGAATGCATCTACAGTTGGCGGTATTAATGCTTCTCAGATTAATGGCACCAGATCAATAACTAAGGTTATTGACGAGAATAGATATAAAGTAACTGCTGGTGCTGCTGCTAACACATCTGAAGATGGTGGTGGCATTCCACAGATTGTAACACATGCGCCAACACAAGAATGGTCAGAGCAATCTTACTCGGCACTTCGAGGTTATCCCGCAGCCGTAGGCTTCCATGAGAATAGACTTTGGTTTGGTGGAACACTTGCTCAACCTGATACGGTATGGGCAAGTAAGTCTGGTTTGTATTACAACTTTGATATTGGTAATGCAGAAGACAATGACAGCATTGAGCTTGTTATGAGTATTGGTGAAGTGGCAACAATTCGTCACTTTGTTTCTAATCGTGACATTCATATCTTTACTGCTGGATCTGAGTTTTATATTCCCACTTTCCAGAATGAGCCAATTACTCCAACAAATGCCAGAGTGAAGCGTCAAACTTCATTTGGCTCTACCTACATTCGACCACAACCATTCTACGGCGCTACCATATTTGGGCAAATTGGTGGCAAAATGATTCGGCAGTTTGTCTATAGCGACTCTGAACAGGCGTATAAGGCTGATCCTATCTCCTTGCTCTCCTCCCATCTTATCAAGGATCCAGTTCAGCAATGCGTTATTAGTGGTGCTGTAAACACTGCCGAGTCATTTGTATTTGTTCAGAACTACAGTGGAGAGATTGCAGTCTATAACTTGAATAGAGTTGAGGGCATTGCTGGTTGGACTAACTTTGAAACTGTAGGATCTTTCTATTCGGTTTGTTCTGTAGAAAACCGAGTGTTTACTATTATCAAGACTGACCTTGGTTCTGGCTCTCAGAGCTTTGTCTTAGCTGAATTAAACCAGAATATAAACTTAGACTGCGGCAACTTGTACACAGGTACGGCTGGTGTCTTTGATGTGTCTGACTTCTTCCAAGACGGTGCAGAAGTAGATGTAGTTAGCTCTACAGATTATCTTGGTAAGTTTACTGTGTCTGGCGGTGAGATCGATGTGTCATCTGTTGATGCAGCGCTTACAAGTTGTCAGGCTGGATTTGGCTTTGATGTAGAACTAAAAACCAATCCCATTGATGTAACGACAAGCCTTGGGCCTGAAACTGGTCGTCCTCGCAGCTTGTCTAGCGTTATACTTGACTTGTATGACACTCTTTCTGTGTCAGTTAATAATAAGAAGTTAATTATCCGCAAGGTAAACAATGACTTCAGCCAACCACGACAGGCGGTTACTGGAAAGAAAGAGTTTTATTTAATGGGGTATAGTCGGGATCCACAGATTACCGTTACCCAAACTGCGCCATTATTCTGTCAGGTTAATGGCATAACTGCGGAGGTGTCTTTCTAATGGTAGTACCTTTAATTATTGGCGCGGCTGCTGGAGCAGCTACAGGTAGTCTTGCTACTGGTATTGCTGTTGCTGGTTTGGCTTCATCTATGAGTTCAGCAAATGCGCAAAAGAAAGCATCAGAAGAAGCTGCTAGAGTTGCTAAAGAAGTTGGTGAACTAGAGTCACGCCAGTTTATTAACGAGATGTTTTTAGGCAGAGCGCAAGCAATATCTAGGGGCAATCAAAGATTAGCTGAAATGCAACAAACAGAGAATCAAAACATAGCTAAGTTTAGTGCTATGGGTAGGGATGATAGATCTGTTGATGCCTTTCTCCGACGAAACAGGGAGCTTGCTGGTGCTGACCTGCAAGCAATAGAACGTGCGTCTGAACTAGAATCTGCTAAGAGAATTACCGAAGCATCTATTGCTAAGAAGTATGGTGAGAATAAAGCCGCTGGTATTAGGGCAACGGGCAACGCAAACTACATGAGCAACATGAGTAATATCCTGACATCTGCACCAGTAATGACTGCTGCTCAAGGTGTTTCAGACTTTATGAGCTTCAAAGCTACATCAACTTAGGAAATAAAAAATGCCAGTAATCAGAGAAAAACGTCAGTACGAAAGCGTTGGCCCTGTCGGTGTAGTCCGAATGAATACTGGCGAAGTTGAGATGTATCAACAGATAGCGCAAGCCAATCAAACGCTAACGAATACTGCTATAAAGCATTTGGCAAATGTTTCTAAGCGTGTTGGTGCGGAACGCGCAGAGCAAGTGGATGCAACCAGAATCAACTCAATCAATCCAAAAACAGGCAAGCCAGAAGCCCTTGATGGAATAACTGCCCTGCTTGCTATGGGTAATGTTGAAGCTGAAGCCTATGAGCGCGTAGTTAATGAGCGCTTCCAGCAATCTATTGAAAATGAGATTAAACAAAAAGCTGGTGAGATTGCCCTAAAGTTTGAGAATGATCCGTATTCTCCTGAGAAGTATGAAGAACAAATGACTTCATACTTAGACTCAATGATCGAAGGATCTAAGTCTAACGGCAAAGATACAGCATACACAAACTTCATTATGAACACTGGTACGCAGTACATCACTGCAACCAAGTTAAACATGATGCAAGAACGGATCCGCTTGGATCGCGCAAAGACTGCTCAATCTGTTTTGTCCAACATTGACGATAGACAAGATCTTATTCGTCAAATGGCTATGAATATCTCTAAGATGCCAGAGGGTGCAAATCGCACACAAGTTGAAGCGAACTTATCTGCTCTTATAGAGGCAACAGTTGAGAGTGCAAAAGACGCTGAGTCATCTCGTTTGCTAAAGAATGGCGCTGCTGATGCAACCCAGCAAGCAAGCTCAACAGTATATGGTGAAGCGTATATTACTGGTGCAATGGAAGGCTTAGATCCTACCAGCGCAGCAAACTTAGCATTAGCATTCTCTGACGGTGATCCATCAGATCTCCCAGACGATCTTAGAGAGATTTATGACAGCGCTACAAAATATATGTATCGCACTGTTAAGGGTGCTGATGGTAAGGATATTAAGGTTCTTAACTATGAGGCGCTTGATGGTGTAGCCCGAGCCGCAAAGGCAAAAGTCCAAGAGCTTACAAATGACTTTCAAGTAAACCTGCCAGTAGAACAATTAGTTACTGATGCTTTTGTAAATGAGTCTGTAGGTCTTGCTGGGAATCTTGGCTCTGCTGTATTTGGTAGCGATATGCCAGTTAGTCAGATGGCAGATCTGATTGATGAAAAACTAAACTCTGCATTTGGAATACTAGACGCTAAGTATTTAGACCCTGCTTCTGGATTAACCCAAGCTCAACTTAACTCAGCTAAACAAGATATTCGTGGCGCTCTTGCTCAAGACCTTTTGGTTGTTGCATATGACAATCATCGCGGCAGTCCAGAAGACGCGCGTATGCGAATATTGGATGCATACAACCGCAAAAGTACAAGTGAGCTAAAAGGTAAAACAAAAGCTGCTGTAGATACTTTAATTAGAACTGCTGTACCTGTTGAGGATGATGCACGGATTGAGGAGTTTATTCTTGATCTTCAATCAAACGATGTACGAAACACTGCTAGATTTAAAGCGGCAAGTAAAGCTGATGTATATAGGGAATTATCTTATAACATAAACGGCGCTTCAGAGGGGATTCTAGAATCATACAAAAGAGGATCATCCCTCATAAATGCAAATGAACATCTTTCTGGTGTCGAGCAAGCAAACGAACAAAAAAAACTAGATGCAGCATACGCTTCTTCATTTGTTAGCAAAGTTATGCGCGGTTATGTTATTGGTCAGGATGGAAAAAACAGAAAAGTTACTTCATCAGATTTAGCACTTGCAGCGGCGTATGCCCTTAATGGTGATGATCGCGGTGTTCCGTCTGAACTAAAAGATGCTGTAGATTCTGCATTAGGTTATTCAGATCGAGAAACTGTAGCCGCAAGCATTAACCGTAAAGAGGTTTCTCTTAGTAAAGTTGAGGCAGATCTAAAAGCTGGTGCTGATAAAAAAGCGTTAATCAAAAATATAAGTAGCAACCAAATTATTAATAATCCAACAACAACAGATAGCGAAACTGTTGAGGATTACTTGTTACAAATCTCTGGTATGGATAACTTCTTTGAAAGCTCAGAGATGTTCAACCCTGCTAACCCTGCGGCTCAGTTCTTGTTTAAGTCAACAATGTCTGGGGTTCTACCTGCGACATTAAAAACTTCATTAGAAGATCTTGCTGGCGGTAGCTTCCAAGGTAGCGCAGAAGCCGCAAAGAATGTTCTTACTTTCTATTCGCAGATGGCAAACCAACCTCGAGGCAATGCAATTGTAAATGCATTTAAAGGATTGCCTGACGATACCATTTCTAAGTTAGAAGCTATTGCTCAAATACACTATAGCACTGGTGATGAGATTGGTGCTGTTGCAGCGCAAATGGCAGACAATGAACGTGATGATGGCTTTGCAGTCACAAGACGGAGAGCATTTGCAAAAGCGGTTAAGTCTAAAAATCCAAATGGGA